GTTCTTCCTTGATGCGTCGTTCCGCTTCCCAGAGGGTAGCGGCGTACCCGATGAAGTCTCGGCCCTTCTCGTGATAGCGCCAGATGGTGTATCGTTCCTGATCGGTCGCGTTGCTTCCGTCGAAAATCTTGTACTGGATCATGGTTCCCTCCTAAGGTTGTCGATCTCCCGTAGTATCGAGTCGATCTCGATACGGGCGCGTTGCTTCACTTCGTGGTCCATCATTGCGCATCCGATCCCGTAGTGGTCCAGATGGATCCGCAATTCCCTCTTGAGGACCGTGAGGGTCCGTCGTTCCTCGTGGTGGTCGATCATCCTAGAGCAGTCCCCGTTGCTTCGCATCGTCCATCGTGATGTCCAGGAATTCCGATTCGCTGACATCTGCGGCGACAAGTCTACGTTTCTTCCCGATGATGTACCAGATGTCCACGAAGTAGCTTCCGGGGGCACGTTCGAACGTGTAGTAGCCCATGGGGTAGCGGGCGGTCCTGTCGTTGCCCATTGTTCCTCCTCGTTGCGTGTGATGCCGTGGCGTTCCTCGTCAGACCGGTCAATTCCACAGCGTTACCGGTGACGGGCCATGGTTCCGGCCCGTTTCGGGTTGTTCCTACCTGATCCCGTTGATGGTGCGTTGTTCCACGTTGTTCCGGATCCTACCCTTTCGCTTCGCGGTACGCTTCCCGTAGTACCTGAAACGTGCCTGATCTGTCCAGTGGTTCCGGATCATGCCGTGCTCTTTCCCCCGGGGGTAGGATTCTACCGCATCCATCCTCTGCGCTTCCCGTCGTGCCTCGTCGTCGTCGATAAGGCGGAGCGGTTCCTGATTGTTCCGGATCGCTTCCTGCAGCTTCGCGTTGTACCGCATGGTTCCTCCTAGTCCCGCGTTGGGCGGTAGCTGTCCTCAAGATAGTCCATCGTATCGTCTAGTTGCTCAAGAGTCCGCATGATGTCTTTGTAGGCGTTGCCGCTTCTTTTCGTGGAGAGCTGTTCCCGAATCTTCTCTGCCGCTTCCGACAGTGCCTGATACGTTCGCAAAGCGGCCCATGCTTCCGTGTGATTCTCCATGATTCCTCCTGATTCCTTAGGATGGCGGGGCGTTCCTCGTCAGGCTAGCCAATTCCCTGCCGTTGCTAACTACTCCCGATGATTCCCGGGAGTTTCGGATTGTGCTACAGGTTGCCGTCTTATTCCGTGATGGGTACCATACCGACCGGGAAGGGCCGAAAGTATCCCATACTTACCAACAGTTCCTCGCACCGGCACAGGATTGCCAGTGCTTCCCCGTCGTTCTCGTCTGTTTCCAGACGATCCACCATGTCTTGCATGATGTCCAAGAGTTCCGCAGCATCCTCGTCGATGTACGGTCCGTCCTCAGGATCCCGCATGATTCCTCCTAGTGGTTCGTGATGGCGAGCGACTTCCGGATCGTCTTTTTGACTCCCTCGACGGCCAGGATCTGACTCATGAGGGGCAGATGTGCCTTGAGACTCCAGCATCGGGTCAATCGTTCCTCGATGTCGTCCTGGAGTCCTTCCAGTACCTCGATGGTCCCTCTGGTGTACTGTCCTTCCTCGACAGCCTTCCAAGTGGCCCATTGTGTCTTGCTGATCCCCATCGTTCCTCCCGATTCCGTGTGGTGTCGCGGCGTTCCTCATCAGGCTGGACAATTCCGCGTCGTTTCCAGCGACTCCCCGATGGGGCGGGGAGTTTCGGATAGTGTCTCCGAAGGGGCCGTTGCGTCGGATCGTACCCTCGCGTGGCCCGTAGTCGCGATTCGTGCTGTCAAGTTCCTCCGGATTCCCATGGCGCGCGAATGGGGTCGCGCTTGGGCGGGAAGTTTCCAATGCTTCCCCGGGCCCCGGTCGGCCCGATGCCAGGACGAACAGCACATTCTGTGCCAAGGACAACTGGGAACAACGAGGAACAACGAGGAACGCTAAGTAACATGGAATTCGCACTTTGCCACAGCGTTAGGGGCAAAATGCGAACAGCAGGACGCATAGGGAATCACCGGAAACCATAAGGAATCATTGGTACATTGGTACATTGCACAATGCATAAATGAGGAATAATAAGATAGCATACTAGCATATAAGGTATCATAGACCACTATACGGAGTAGGGTTAGAAAGAAGTAGTAACTATAGGGAACTACGGGATAGCATGATAGCGTATTAGCAACCTAGCAAGATAGCATGAGAAACCCTAAGGGGCGAGTGGACATGATGCTAGAAAACAGGGAGCTATGCGGAACATGGGCATGGCACGATAGTTGCTAGCAGGCTAGCATGCCAGATTGTCAGTAAGCTAGGCGCCAATGTGTCATATGTCAATGCGGCATGGCAGGCTGGCAGGCTAGCAGTTTGGCACGATAGTTGCTACTGACTGCACAGCTGTATGACCATATGGTGATATAGTGGTGCGCTCTGCTAGCAAGTGCCATGCCAGGTGGCGAAAAAATGTGACGAAAGGGGCCAGGGGGCCCGCGCGTTGACGTATCGCCCGGGTAACGTTTGGCTGGATACCGGCTCGCCAACAAAAAGCACGCTATTTTATTAACCCCTAACTTCTTTTCCGACACGCACTTACGCACAAAAACCCGCTCCCGACAAAAAACCCTGGAACCTTTCACCTAGTCTGCGCGTAAGATATACACACGCACGCCTAACCCCTTGCGGTTAAATGCGTTGCGGTTAGCACCTAACCCCTTGCGGCTAGCGAACTTACGCCATTTCGGCGCAAATCTAGCCTCCTGGAGCATCATGCCATGAGCATCCGGCCGAAGAAACTGCCGATTCGCGATACCTTCCGCACCGATACGCGCGGACGATCGGCCGACAAGTACCTGGAAAAGCGAATCGGCCCGTTCAGCGGGAAGCCCATCGGCAGCCGCACACGGACTCCGCCGAAGATTGCCGATCCGCCGGCACCGATGCCGAAAAAGCGGAAATCCAAGTTCTGGCGAGATTAACCGAAGGGGGTGGATCCGATGCACATCGCAGAATTGTTCCGGTTGGGAGCCGACATCTTCTGGTGGCTCCGGCGATACGCTGGGTAGGCGTAGTACACCGTAGAGCCCGGATAACCCCTCCCATCTGCGCGGCTCCGGTGTCCAGCGGGTCGGGTTGAGGTCTCTCCCCGGCCCGCTACACAACATCCACAGAGGCGAAACAATGGCGAAAAAGAAGTCCAGCTGGAAGCCGACCCGCCAGGGAGAGGCCGGGTTGACCAAGAGCGGGAAGCCCAGAGGTATCAATCCCCGGGGTGTCCAGATCACGAATCGGCAGAAGGAAGAGATCTACCAAATCTATCTGCTGACCGCGAACAAGTCCGAAACCGCCCGGAGATGCTCCTGCGCTACCAAGACCGTAGCCAAGGTCGTCAAGGAGTTCGAGGAGGGCACCGATCCCGATTTCATCCGGTTCCGCCAGAAGGCGATCCAGGAGATGACCGGGAAGGTCCAGAACAAGACGAACCAGCTGATCGACGCGATCACGCCGGAGGACATGGCGTCCGGCCGGATCGAGGTCACGGACGATAACGGCAACGTCCAGCGTGTGATCGAGTACGGGCCGAGCCTGATGCAGAAGGTCACCGCGATGGCCATTGCCGTGGACAAGATGAAGGTGCTCCGGGAGATCGAGGGCGGGTTCGAGCAGGCGACGCAGGAAGATGCGTTGCTGCTGCCCCAGACCTTCGAGGCGCTACAGTCCGGCATCAAGAGCAAACTGAAGAGCCTAACGTTCCTGAATGTGAACTTCGAGGACGAGCACAAAGATCTATCCCAGCGTGTCCAGGATAAACTAGAAGAGGCGCAGGTCGTCGAAGAGGCGGAAGTGCTGGATCTCACCGATTTCGACAACCCGTAGGGAGGGGCTATGTCGCAGCGCTACCTGGTCATGATGCTGCAGGAGCACTCGACCGGCACCACAGCATGGATCGACCTGGAGCCCGGAAATCAGGACGAGATGAACGCACAAGTTGGAGAATTCGTGATGGTTGCGTTGACCGAGTTTCGCGAGCGATGCATGGACGAACAGGTTGATCCGAATATCGAACTCAAGCCGCTAGCGCTGGACAAGGAAGCCTACGACGAGCTGGAGAAGATGACTTGGATGAACGAGATGGAGGGATTACTCAACGATGTCGAACGCGGCCCTTCGGAGTGATCTGCAGCAGCTGTTCAAGGAGCTGTCTGTACTAGAACTTGCCTACGCAACGAAAAAGATTCTCTTCTACAAGCCGATTGGGCAGCAGCCGGACTTTCATGGAGCCGATACTGCTGCCGTCCGTTTGGTCCTCGGCAGCAACCGCTCCGGCAAGTCCGTGGCAGGCGTGGCTGAGGCTATCGCACACTCACTGGGATATCGACCTTGGTTGCCCGAGGACCATCCGGATCGGACGGTGAGGCTCTCGAATGGTGAGCCCATACCGGTACCGAACATCGGCCGTGTCATTGCACAGAACGCACAGCAGGCTATCAAACAAACCATCTGGCCCAAGTGGGAAGAGTGGGCTCCGCGCGGCTGGTACAGCGTCAAGCGCGACAACCGTGGGATTCCTACTGAGATCACCTGGAAGAACGGGTCGAAGGTCTACTTCATGTCGAACGAGCAGGACGACATGGCCTTCGAGGGAACGAATGGACACTGGTTCTGGGGCGACGAGCCCTTCGACTATCGGAAGTACACAGGTCTCCGGCGCGGTTTGGTCGATTACGACGGACACTGCTGGATGACCATGACGCCGCTCACGCAGCCGTGGATCCACGATGTGATTGTGAACCGCGTTGGTGACCCCGATGGCTCGGTCAAGATGTTCAAGTTCTCGATCTGGGACAACTGTAAGGACAACGGCGGCCATCTGAGCCGTTCCGCGATTGAGGAGTTTCTAAGTGACCTACGAGAAGACGAACTCGAAGCGCGTCTCCACGGGAACTTCCTCCACCTCGCCGGACGAGTCTTCAAGGAGTGGGAGCCGGAACCGCCTTACTGGATCGAACCGTACAGGATCCCGGCCTCATGGCCCAGGGTCTGCGTCATCGACCCACACCCCAGAAAGCCAGTCGCGGTGCTGTGGGCGGCTGTGTCCCCAGATGACCAGCTGGTTGTGTACCGCGACCTGTATGACCAACGGCTGCGTACAATCTCCCAGGTATCCGACAAGATCAAAGAGCTAGAAGGCTGGTACTTTGCTAACGGCGAGTGGCGTCGCGGCGACGAGGCAGAGATCATAGCGCATCGTATCATCGACAATTCGGCGCAGGAACAAGAGCGCACGTCCGGCGACACGATCGCCCGGCGGTTCGCGCGCGAGGGCTTGCCGTGCGAGTTGGCGAAGAAGCAGAATGCGCAGGCCGGCTTCGATGCGATTCACGATGCACTGCAGACTGGCAAGTACGAGTGGGACGAACCTGGGCTGATCGTGTTCAACAACTGCCGGCATGTGAAGCAGAACTTCTTGAATTTCGTCTGGGATAGCTGGCAGACTGACAAGCAGCGAGATCTCAAGGGCGACAAGCAAGAGGTTCGGAAGTATCACGATGACTTCATTGACTGTATTCGGTACATCTACCAGGCACAACTCAACTACCACATGCTAAAGCGCAACGCCAGGTTGATGGCCGAACGAGACGACGACTTCGAGTTCAACGGGGTCAATGTGATGGAGGGCGTGAGGCC